TATTTAGACGCGCAAGATAATTCTTATAAGCACTTATTCAGCTTTCCCCGTGAAAAAGAGCATTTATATAGACTTATGGAGCAAATCCGGCGCGATGAAACAAAGAAAGATATGTACCTGAAAGCTGTATATCCTAAAAAAGAATATCACGGTTTTGAACCGCCAAAAATAAAACGCCGTTTCAACCGGCACAATAGAGCATACAGGTTGTATAAGTAATGGCTTTCGGCAACAACAAAATATCAGACAAACAACTCTGAGAAAACTTATCTATTGTATTGTCATGGGCGCATTGTGGAATTTCGCATTTAAACTATATCAGTGGTGCGAGAACAGGCGGCCTGCCAAGCAAAAAAGAGATAATTGGCTTATTTGTAGAGAATATAGGGCGATTTGTAAGAGTAATTTTGGCACCTCAAAATAAGGGCAAAATACTATTAATGCCTAACTCAGCACCCACATACAAGCCCTGTAAGTTTAATCAAGGGCAATATGTCAGAGGCATACAGCCAAGCGACCACGACCGCATCTATGGCAGGCGATGGAAAGAGGCAAAGCATGTATTCCTTGCCAGGAATCCCCTGTGCGTCGTGTGCGAGGAACAAGGCAGGGTAACACTTGCTACGGACGTTGACCACATCAAGCCCCATAAGGGCGACAGTGCGTTGTTTTGGGATGTAAGTAACTGGCAATCACTTTGTCATAGCTGCCACTCAACCAAGACAGGAAGAGAAAGGGCGACCGGGGGGGTCTGAATCTCTGGGGGTATGGGGCGGGACACCGAGCGGTCTCCTGCGTCACTTTTTTCACGGGTTTTCACACAATAACCGGACAATAAATATACAGAAATGAAAGCGGTAAAAAACTCTTCTTTGCCGGGGCAGATTGTCATGGATACATTTGTCGGTTCAGGCACAACGATTGTTGCGTGTGAAAAGACGGGCCGTATATGTTATGGGATGGAGTTAGACCCGCATTACTGCGATGTTATAGTTAAACGATGGGAAGACTTTACTGGTAATAAGGCGATACGAAATGGGTAAAAGGGGACCCAAACCAACTCCGACGGCCAAGTTGCAACTTCGCGGCTCCTGGAGGGGAAATATCAGGAAGAAAGAACCTGTCCCATTAAACAACAGTGCGCCGGAATGCCCAGAGTGGCTTAATGGGGAGGCAAGGAATGCATGGGAAAAAATCGCGCCACAATTAAGCGCGATGGGGTGCCTGGAGAATATAGACGGATTCCCATTCTCAAGATATTGCGTCTATATGGTCTTGTGGCTGAAGGAGCTGGGCAATCCAGCAAGGTCGGAAGCTACGCTGGATAAATATGCTAATCAGCTTAATAGACTGGAGCAGTCTTTCGGGCTAACGCCTTCGGCCAGGACGAATATAGCCGTAGGAAAGAAAGAAGAGTCTGACAAGTTCATACGGGCGGTATGATTAAAGAGCGACAGTGTACAAGCATCTTTCCTGGGTATTCCCCTTTTGATAATCCTCACGACTGCACTTATATCAAAAGCAAGGCCGATGAGGTTGTTGACTTTTTTAAGGAGCGGTTGACGTTCATCGAGGGGGAAAAGGCGGGCCAGCCATTTATACCGGAGCCTTGGCAGGAGAATATACTCCGTGCCTTGTTCGGCTGGTACAGACCCGATGGAACGAGGCGATATAGGGAGGCGTTCCTTTTTGTTCCCCGCAAGAACGGCAAGACCCCATTTTGTGCTGGCATCATAAACTATGTCGCCTACTGCGATGGCGAGCCGGGGGCGCAGATATACTCTTCCGCAGGTGACAGGGAGCAGGCGGCCTTGATATACCGCCATGCCTCTGAGATGATTTACGCCAGCCCTGCCCTTTCAAAGCACGCCAGAACATACAAGAGCATGAAGTCCATTGAGTTCTTTGGCGGAGGCGTGATTTATAAGGCCTTATCGGCTGAGGCAAACACCAAGCACGGCCTGAATGCGCAGTTAATTGTCAATGATGAGCTTCACATCCAGCCTAATCGCGACCTTGTGGACACACTTGAGACGGCCACGGCATCCAGACGGCAACCCCTGATTGTGCACATCACAACCGCTGGCTTTGATAAGCACTCGATTTGCTTTGAAAAGTATGACTATGCCTGTAAGGTCAGGGATGGGATTATTGACAATCCCTATTTTCTCCCTGTGATTTACGAGGCATCGCCTGAGGATGATTGGCGGGATGAGCGGACGTGGCAGAAGGCTAACCCCAACTATGGCGTTAGCGTCAACGTGGATTATCTGCGGAAGGAATGCAAAGAGGCTATTGATGTTCCTGCCAAAGAGAACACGTTCAAGCGGCTGCACCTGAATATCTGGACTGAGCAGGAAACGCGTTGGCTTTCAAAGGAAGCCTGGGGTGAGTGTTTTGAGGATTACAGCGAAGCGGATTTGGAGGGCCAGCCATGCTATGGTGGCCTTGACCTGTCCTCAACAACCGACTTGACTGCGTTTACGCTGTATTTTCCGCTGGCTAAAAAGGTATTGTGCTATTGCTTTGCACCCAAAGAGAACGCCATGCGGCGCGAAAAGAAAGACAAAGTGCCTTATCTGTTGTGGGCAAAGGATGGTTACATCGACTTGACCGACGGCAACGCGGTTGATTATGACTATATCCGTGCGAAGATTAACAGGCTGAAGGAAAGATTTGACATACGGTCTGTCGGTATTGACCCGTGGAACGCAGTTGGACTTATCAATAATCTGGTTTCCGACGGATTTGAGATATTGAAGGTTCCGCAGCGCATAACCCACCTGACATTTCCGGCAAAAGAACTTGAAAAGCTGATTGCATTGAGAACTATCCGGCATAACAACAACCCCGTACTTAATTGGTGTATATCCAACGTGTCCATTACCCAGGACGCGGCGGGAAACATTATGCCCAGCAAGGCCAAGAGCACAGAGCGCATAGACTGTGTAAGTGCCCTGCTTAACTCAATCGCCGTATGTGCCATGAAACCTGTCCAGCAATCCGTATATGAAGAACGGGGGGCTATCGTCCTTTGAAGCTGATTGACAAACTGTTAAAGAAGATGGGCTATATCCAAGCCTCTGTGTTCTCCGGGCGCGGATGGTCTAACGTATATGGAGCTTTCAGTAACACGGCCAAAGAGACCGTGACCAACGACACGGCCTTGAGCATATCAGCCTTCTTTGCCTGCGTCCGTGCAGTGTCAGAAGACATCGCCAAGATACCACTTAAGGTGTATCGCAAAGAAGGGGAGTATAAATACGAGGAAAGCAGTCATCCTCTTTACCGTATTTTACAGTACCAGCCTAATTCTGAGATGACAGCAATGTCGTTCCGTGAGACACGGACGGCGCAGATGATGGGTTGGGGGAATTCATTTGCTTACATTGCCAGAAACCTCATGGGCGACATCCAATCCCTCTGGCCCCTCCGACCTGACAGGGTGAGGATTGAAAGGGACAAGCAGGGCAGGCTGGTTTACATCGTCACAAACGACGTTGGCGGGCAGGTAAAGTTTAGCGATAAAGATATCCTCCACCTTCACGGTTTGGGCTTTGACGGCATTAGCGGCTATAATGTTATATCTTATGCGGCTCAGTCGATGGGGGCATCGATAGCCGCTGACAAATACACAGGGTCTTTCTTTGGCAACGGTTGCAACCAGCAGGGCAATCTTGAACACCCCGGCAACCTGTCCAAAGATGCCCAGCAAAGACTTAAAGACCAGATTGAGAAAAAGCACGCCGGGGCCTCGAACGCCAATAAGATATTGGTGCTTGAAGAGGGGATGAAGTTTTCAAGTAACACCATCAACCCCGAAGCCTCCCAGCTCATCGAGACCCGGCAGTTCAACGTTACCGACATTTGCCGTTGGTGCCGAGTGCCCCCGTCAAAGATTGCCGACCTGTCCAGGGCGACATTCAGCAACATTGAACAGCTTAATATCGATTATGTCAATGACTCACTGACGGCCTGGATGAAGCGTTGGGAGCAGGAATTATACCGCAAGCTGTTGACCGAAGAGGAAAAGCAACAGGGCTATTATATTGAACACGTGGCAGAAGGACTTTTAAGGGGCGATATTCAGACGAGAACAGCGGCCTACTCAGCACTGTTTGACCGCGGCGTTTTATCGGTTAACGAAATCAGAAGCAAAGAAAACCTAAACCCCGTGGAAGGCGGCGACATCCACCTTGTGCCTCTTAATTTTACTACTCTGGATAAAGCGGGTCAGCAAGACCAGCAAAACAATCCAGACTTGACGGACGACGCGGTTGACGACATGGCAGACCGCATTTACAGCCATGAACAAAACTGCCTGCACGATGCCAAAGAACTCCGGGGAGACAAGTTTGACGAGGTGAAGTTTTACGAGAAATTTGAGCCAAAGCGTCAGCGGTATACCAAATCTGTTCTGAGCGCCTACGGCCTGTCAATCCAAATACCCAGAGGGCTTGGAAGAGAAGCAATCGCAGAACTGATAAGAGGGGAATTATGTATCAAGCATTAAAGTTTGAAAGCGGCATATTTGCCATTATGCCTGATAGTTTGCAACATATCATCGATACTCGCAAGTCGGTCACTGTACAGATGACGGACGCTGAGATTGAAGATGCAATGAACCAACGGGCCACAAAGTTCAAAGATATTCGCGGTGACGTGGCCGTCATCCCGCTGCATGGATTTATTGCAAGCAAGCCATCTATCTACTCTGCACTTGGACTTGAGTCGTCTTCTGAGACGTTCGGCAAGTGGGTAGAAGCCGCGATGGATGACCCTTCTGTCGGTGCCGTGGTTTTCGACGTGGACAGCCCAGGCGGTACGGTTTTTGGCCTGTCGTCAGTCACAGACAAGATACGGTCATTCCGAGGACGCAAGCCCATGATTGCCGTATCGAACAACCTGATGGCTTCGGCTGCCTATTTTATCGCCTCTGCCGCGGATGAAATTGTGGCAGATGTGGATTCTGAAACAGGCTCAATCGGTACAATCGCGGTACACTTCGACATATCAAAAGCACTTGAAGAGGCCGGGGTAAAGGCTACGGTGGTTAAATCTGTGAAGTACAAAGGAGAAGGCAACCCATACCAGCCTCTGTCAGAAGACGCATTGGCTGAATATCAGTCTATGGTTGACCATTATTCCGATATGTTTCACCAGGCTGTCGCGGTAAACCGCGGAAAGTCTGTTTCAGATATACGGGCAAACTTCGGACAAGGCCGCGTTCTCAATTCTCAGAAAGCAAAAGAAGTCGGCATGATTGACCGCATTGCTTCTCTTGAACAGGTGATTTCCAACCTTGTCCCAAAGACAAGCAACAACAACAAGCGTAAGGCGGCTGCTGAATTGGAGCTGCTTAGATTGCGAAGCACTTCTCACCCGGCAGGGGTTTAGGCGGTGCAGACATATTTTACAATCCTAACGGAGCTTTAACAATGAATTTGCTTAAGAAACTCAAGGCAGAATACGACGATATTCTGCAAAAAATGTCAGCTCTGGTCGAAGCTGAAGGCGATATGACCGACGAGCAGAAAACACAGTTTGACGCACTGAAGGCACAGGCCGACGCGAAGAAGGCACAGATTGACAAAGTGGAATCAGTCGAACGCATGAAGGCTGAATCGGCCAATATCGGCAAAGTCCCCGAATACCCCGCTATGAAAGACAAACCTTACACCGCGGACATTCAGGACAGCGAACCCGCCCCGGTTAAAATCCCGGCAACGGTAAAGCGGTTTGGCAAACTGAAGGCTTTTGGCAAAGACGACGAACAGGCATACTCTTTCGGCCAGTGGCTGCGGGCCTGCAATGGCATCCAGTCTGCGGCTGAATGGTGCAAAAATCACGGTATCGTTCTGGCAACTACCCAGAGCGAAGGAAGCAACACCACGGGCGGCTATCTTGTCCCGACGCAGTTTGATAATACCCTTATCGACCTGCGAAACCAGTACGGCGTATTCCGCCAGAACGTCGGTATCAAGTACATGACTTCCGACGTAATGCTTATCCCGCGACGGGCGACCGGCCTGACGGGGTACTGGGTGGGTGAAGGTTCTGCAATCACGCAGTCCAACAAGACTTGGGACCAGGTCCAACTGACTGCCAAGAAGCTTGCCGCTGTTGCCACTATGACCAGCGAACTTAGCGAAGATGCAATCATTATGGTTGCTGACGACCTTGCCTCTGAAATCGCCTACGTCTTTGCCTATAACGAAGACCTTGCAGGGTTCATCGGTGATGGCACTTCGACCTATGGCGGGATTACTGGCGTAACAACTGCGCTGAAGGCCGCTGCTGGCACTCCGACGACTTCCTCCGCGGGTGGCGTTGTGATTGCTAATGGCAACACATTTGCCGAGATTACACTTGCCAACTTCAACGGCGTTCTTGGTGTACTGCCTGGCTATGCCCGCGCTGGCGCAAAATGGTATTGCTCGCCGATGTTCCATGAAGCCGTAATGAACCGCCTGGCTTATGCCTCCGGCGGTGTTCCGGCTTCGGAAATCATCAATGGCGTGACCGTGCCCAAGTTCCTCGGTTACCCGGTTGTGCTTTCTGATGTTCTCCCGTCCACTGACGCCAATAGCCAGATCTGCTGCTTGTTCGGCAATCTTCCTATGGCTGCTAAATTGGGCGACCGTCGGCAGACCAGCCTTGCCTTCTCTGATTCGGCCTATGTTGGAAGCGTGTCGATGTTCGAGACCGACCAGATTGCAGTTCGTGGCACGGAGCGTATCGACATTGTGGTCCATGATGTCGGCAGTACGTCTGCCGCTGGCCCCATCGTTGGTTTACAGACACTCAACAGCTAATTAAAGGAGAATATACATGAATACTATCAATAAAAGCGGCGTTGCCGTGATTCCTTTAACTAAGCTGACTGCGGCAGGAACTGCATATCTGGCTTCTTGGGATACCAAGGGCTATGACTATGCGAACATTTACTTGCAGGGTTATAACTCCTCTGCGGCTTCGAGCGGCTTTGTAAGCTCAGTGATTCTTCGGGAGTCTGACAGCGTGACCAGCCCGTCGAGCATGACCGCGGTTGTCGCCTTTACCGGCGGAACCGCGACCAGTACGTCTGTTGGCTTTGTGATTGGCGGCGACACCTCCAACACCGGCCAGACGGGTACTGTCGAATTGCAGGTCGATTTACGCAAACGCAAACGCTATTTGGGCCTTTATGTTGTAGGCGACCAGGGCGCGACGAACTACGTCGGCGGCGTGGCCGTTTTCGGCAACCCCGAACAGAGTAAGGACACTGCGGCACTGAAGAAAATCACCAATAACCAGAACACTATGGCGGCGATTACAACCGTTGTAGAGGGCTAACCATCATCCTTTGCGGAGGGTCCGGGCTTCCCGGCCCTCCTGCAAGGGATATGAAAGGATGATGATGGCTGACAAGATTAGACTGAATTTAGGCGGTGCAGACCGCAAAATAGACGGATTTATCAATATCGACCGGATGTATGGGCAGGAAGTTTACCCCCTGGCTTATGAAGATAACTCGGTCGATGAAATGCGTGCCTCTCACATCTTGGAGCACTTTGGCTGGCATGAGCTGAAAAACGTCTTACAAAACTGGGTGGACAAGTTAAAACCTGGCGGCGTGATTAAGATAGGCGTTCCGGACTTTGGCAAGATTATCAAGATGTACGAGGCAAACTCTGATCCCAAGGTCGGATATTACCTTTTCGGCGGCCAGACTGACAAGAACGACTTTCACAAATCAGCATTTGATTACAATACGCTTAAACGGCTGATGGAAGAGTGCGGCTTGACGGATGTGAAAGAGTTCAAGGATGATGTTTTTGATGATTGCTCTTTGGAAGTGAGCTTGAATCTACAGGGCACAAAGGCGCAAAAGCAGGAACGTGAGCGGGTTGAGCGTAAGATTGTCGCCGTTATGACAATGCCTCGCCTGACGTTTACTGACACGATGAATTGTGTCACCCGCCTTGTTGCCAAAGGTATCCCGCTTAAAAAGTCAACTGGTGTATTCTGGGGCCAATGTTTAACAAGGATGTTCCAAGAGGAAATGAAAAAGGATACCGATTACATCCTCACGATTGACTACGATAGCTATTTCACATATCAGAACGTGATTGACCTTGTACAGCTCCTGGAAAATCATCCTGAATATGACGCTGTGATGCCCATCCAGATAAAGCGGGAAAACGAAACCCCCCTGCTTGGCATCAAGCATCCGGACAACTCAGAAGCCAAGTATATCACGATGGACTACTTCATAGGCAAGGATATAGTTCCGGCCTTTACGGGGCATTTTGGCCTTACCGTATTCCGGAAGTCCTGCTTTGAGAAGATTAAGAAGCCCTGGTTTATTCCAAAACCAGACGAAAACGGGGAATGGGGGGACGGACGGAAGGATGAAGATATTGTTTTCTGGCACAACTTCGCCGAGGGCGGGTGCAAACTTGGGCTTGCCTGTAATATCCGGATTGGACACTTGCAGTTGCAGGCGACATACCCAGGCAGATTAGAAGATGCCTGGAAACCGGTTCACCTGAATATCAATGACGTGGAAAACGGCAAAGTCCCGGAGTGGCTCAAATGAAAGTAAAGATGCTTAAACAGTATATTGTGTACAAGGCTGGCGAGACGGCAGACTTGCCAAATGGCGTGGCCCTGGAGCTTATCCGCAGGAAGATTGCAGTTGAAGCAAAGAAGGGCAAGAAATGAGCCTGATTATCACTACGCAGCCCGTAGCGGAGCCAGTCTCGTTAAGCGAGATGAAGCTCCACTTGCGCGTTGACCACACGACTGACGACGAGCTGATTAAGTCGCTGATTAAGGCGGCGCGTCAGTGGTGCGAAATGTACGAGCGGCGGGCGTATATGTTAAGAACCTACCAGCTCAAAATGGACTGGTTCTACGATGATTTGGAATTAGACTTTCCTCCTCTGATTTCCGTCAACTCAATTACTTACACGGACACCGCTGGAAGCTTGCAGACGCTTGCCACGACGGTTTATGATGTTGCTACTGAGCCTATGCCTGGAATCGTCAGACTTGCCTACGGGCAGTCATGGCCGACACCAAGAGACGATGACGATGTAGTTACAATCAATTATACAGCCGGATTCTCAACCACGTTTACAACGGCCTACGCAACCGACGTGCTCACTGTAGGCAATGCCATTTTTGCAAATGGGGACATTGTGGTTGTTGAGTCTGACGCTGGTGATTTGCCATCTGGGTTGTCCGTTGGTACTAATTACTATGTCAGGGACGTTTCCGGCTCCACGTTAAAGCTTGCCACAACGTCTGGGGGCACGGCAATTGACCTTGCCGACGACGGAACTGGAACGCATTACATTGCTTTGGCATCTACGGGCCTTGTGCCTGCCGCGGTTAAGGCGGCAATAAAATTACTTGTCGGCCACTTGTACGAAAACCGCGAGAACTCCACGGAGATTAACTTAAATTCAATCCCATTTGGCGTCAAAAACCTTCTGTTTGAAAGAATGTTCTGATGCGGGCTGGCAAGCTCAATAAACGCATAGAATTACAGTTGAATAGCGAAGAAACGGCCTCTTATGTTACGACATTGGGCGGGCTTTCGACAACTTACGCGACTGCATCGACGGTTTGGGCTTCGATAGAGCCTCTTTCCGGACGGGAGTTGTTCCTTGCAAAACAATCTCAGTCTGACACGGATTTTAAGATAACCATTAGGTTTTATTCGGGTCTGACCACAAATTACAAGGTTAAGTGGGGAACACGTTACTTTCAGATTAACTCCATCCAGAACACCGGAGAAAACAACGAACAGATGCTCCTGATGTGTAAGGAAATAAAGTAGTGCTGTATGTCCGATACACGCTTGAAAATGGTGCAGAGCTTCAAAAAAGGCTCGATGCCCTTGAAAAAAAGACAGGCTCTAAGATTGTGTCCATGGCTTTACGGGCTGCCCAAAAACTCCTGCTCGACAGAAGCAAGGCAGAGGCCAAGATGACAGTCGGCGGCGATATGGGCAAGGCAATTGCTGGTGCATTGCAGCTTAGAGTTATGAAAAAACGCAAAGGGTCGTATGGCCTGAGTTTATTGTTGAAGAAAAACGAGGATTTCAGGCATAAAACCAAGAGCGGTAAGGTCCGCAGAACAGACAAGAGCGGGCAGGAAAAGTACGTCAAAGGGGACTATTACATTCCGGCGGCCATCGAGTACGGCCATATTGCACAAAACGGAACCATTGTAAGGCCCTTGAGTTTTCTCAGACAGCCAGACAAGGCGACAGTCCAACAGCGGTTGGATATGTTCCAAAAAGATGTAAAACAGGGCATAGAGACGATAAAGTAAATGGGCATAACTAATGTAGATATGATGGCCTATTCGACGCTCGGTGTTAAGGTTACTCCAGGCACCGGAGACGCGCCGACCGCGCCTAACGCGCCGACGATTACGGCTGTTGCAGGTGATGACAGTATCACGGTAACTATTGACGGCGATTCTGACATAGCTAATTATGTCTATTACAAGGCTTCTACGGCCTCGGCTTGGTCCAACGGCGGCAACAGGTCTGGGGATGGAACTGTAGTTATTTCGGGCCTGTCTGCCGGAACATATCAAATTGTGGCCTATTCGTCAAACAGCGGTGTTTACAGCCTGCCAAGCAACTTACTTGTTAAGTCCGTAGTGGACGCGGCTTCTGCAAATACTCTTTGGGAGCTTGCGTTGCTGGATATTCTTTTCGCCGATGCGACTGTGTACGGCCTGATAGCGAACAAGGTATTTTGCGGGTATGCACCGCCAACGCAGACATTCCCGTATATCATTTACCAGCAGATTAGCGGGAACAGGGATTACACGCTTGGCGGCCCTACCGGGCTTGTCCCTATTAACATCCAGCTTGACATATACGCGACTACATACGCATCGGTCAGGGCAATTGCTAAAGCGGTCAGATATGCCCTGGATGGCTACAATGGAACACTTACTTTAAGCAATGGGACAACCCTAAAAGTCCTTGAATCGCACTTGACCAACGAGTCAGACATACCAGGAGAGCGCGGGGACAATACGGTGATATACGGCAAATCGCTTGAATTTGAAATTTGGATAGACGAACGACCTTAATATCGGAGACTTAATATGGCAGGCATTACAGGTAACGGGACAATATTAGCAATCGGTTCAATCACTTCGGTTGTCAATCTGACCAGCGTGGGAAATGAAAGTTCGTGCGAGGCGATTGATATTACATCGATGAACGACACCAACGCGACGTATCTTCCGGGAATACCCGACTCCGGAGAAGTGACTTTTGAGGGCAATTATGACAAGACTGTTTACAACGCCCTTGAAGCTATTCGTGTGGCGGCTTCTGTCACGACCGCGACGCTCACCTTCTCGGACGGCTCAGATATTTCGCTCGGGAGCTGTTTTATCACACGGCTTGGTACAAGTGCATCAAAAAATGGACCAGTCACTTTTAGTGGAACGATTAAGCTGACCGGGGCCCAGACACACAGCACAACTTAATTTTAATAGAAAAGGATGATATATGCTGACAAAAGAACAAATTCTTAACGCAAGTGATTCTAAAATAGAGGCCATCGATATACCGGAGTGGGGAGGGCAGGTTTTTATCCGTACCATTTCTGGTACAGAGCGTGACAACTTCGAGCAGTCGATTGTCAAGGGCAAGGGAACTGACCTGACCAATCTCAGGGCGAAGTTCTGTGTCCTGGTTATCTGTGACGAAAGCGGGAACAGGATTTTTAACGATAATCATGTTTCTGTTCTTGGCAAAAAATCTGCCGCGGCTCTTGACCGCATATTCGATGCGGGCCGCAAGCTGAACGGCATGACCGACGGCGATGTTAAGGAACTGGAAAAAAACTCAGGAGCAATCCAGCCCGGCGATTCTACTTCCGATTAGCACTGGCAATCGGGTGTACAGTCAGAGAATTGCTCGACCGGATTGACTCTAAAGAGCTTACAGAATGGCAATCCTATTATCTAATTGAGCCTTTTGGCGAAGAACGGGCAGACCTGAGAAGCGGTGTATTGGCATCGATTATGTCGAACGCATGGCGCGGGAAAAACTCACAGGTAACAAGCCCGTCTGATTTTATGCTTAAGTTCGGCGAAGAAGACTCTGTTGATAATGAGGAATCGATGAAGGCAAGACTGAAGGCGATGTATGGCAACAATCAGTAATTTAATTGTGAACATGATTGCTCGAACGGCGAATTTTGAGTCGGGTATGAAAAAATCACAGAAGACCTTAACCGACTTCAGGAAGTCTGCCGGGGAATCCCTTGCCTCTATCGCAACAATGGGGAAGATTGCCATTGCTGCACGCTTCGCGCGGGGTATCGGCGAGGGCGTAGCGGAATACTACAAGGCCCAGCGGGAAGGCACGTCGGCATTGGAGGCATTTATTGCGCGGATACCCCTTGTCGGCGGGCTGTCAAAGGCATTAAACGACGCGGTGTTTGAGGTGTACGGTCTGACGGCGGCTCTCGAATCGCTTCAGAAGGTCTATGATTCATTCGGCGGTATCCAAAAAGAATATCTAAGCCTTGAGCAAGAGCTAAACATTCTCCGCGCTGGGGACGAACAGGGAAAGAAATTAAAGACGCTGTATGACTATCAAGCCCGTCTTGTCAAGATTCTCGAGCTTGAAAAAGAGATGATGAAAAACAAGCCTCTGTTCGATGTCGGCAAGACATTCGAGAAAATGCGCGGGATGAATCTTGAAATCTATTTTAGGAAGATTCAGGAAATCAACTCAGAGCTTGCCAAAACAAAAAAGCTGACAGAATCCAATGATTTCTGGAATATCCGCAAGGGCATATTGGACGAAATAACCGACTTGCAAAATCGCATAGCTGGTATGTCTGATGCAATGGTCAATATGCTTTCCCGCGCCCGCGATATTGGGATGCCTCTCGAGGACATTGAAAAGCTGATAAAAGATGTCCGTGAACTTGAGAAGGTCCAGGAGCAATACAACAAGATGAAAGAGGCCGGCCAGATCGAACCGGCGACTGACAAGGACATCCGACGTCGGCTGGGTGAGTCAAACTCATTCCAGGAGCTTAATCCAAGCCTTGTGAATGTGGCTGCCCTAAATCCCGGCAACGACCAGATGCTTGATTTGACGCGACAGCAATTACAGCAGGGCTACCAGCAAATTAGTCTTTTAACACGCATTGCTAATGGGGGCATATCGTGATTATCTATGAAGATATTGTTAGCGGTGCCGGTGCAACGCAGACCGAAAACGGGTGGGAACTCCGGCGCAAGGCCATTGTATCGGGCATACCCTCCGGCGTTGTTGGCTACAACCGCGTCCTGTACGCTGGCCAGCTGTTAAATGCCAACGGTTCTTTTATCGGTGCACAACACCCCGCCCTCCCGACGGCCTATTTGAAACAAATCGACCTGAACGCAGTATCCCCGGATATGGTTGAGTTTAGCCTAACCTACAGGGAGCGAACAAAAGCAAGGGTTGTATTTAATTCCGGGCTTTCCAGTGAGCCTACAAACGTGGACAAGGATGGCAATGCCATTACCCTGTCGTATAAGTACCCATCTGATTATGTTGACCCCGTGACAGGGGAGACCTCTGCTCTTGCCGGTCAAACTGTCACCCAGGGCGGATATGTCAACAAGTATATCCCAGATATTTCTTTTACGTACACGCGAGAGGAAACACTCACCCCCTCCCAGATAATCGCTCTTAAGATAACATACGTTGGTGCGGTCAATACAAACGGATGGAACTTGTTCGGAACTCCGCAACCACCGAGGGCTTGGCTGTGTACATCAATAACGGGCGATAGCGATGACGGCGTGAACTATAACGTTTCCTACAGCTTTTCATTCCGCAGGAACGTAACCATTAATAATTTCAATCTGACGGTAACAAACTGGCAACCCTGGGCTGTATTTGTCCGCGATGACGGCAAGCCCGCGCCGGATGCCGCAGAATCTGAAACCAACAATGCTCTGAAAGAAATACCCGTTTACGAAGAAATAGACTTCGGCCCTCTTAATTTAACCCTGTAATGATAAACAATATCAACAAATTCAAAGGCTCAAACAAACAGGCGGTCAAGAAGCTCAATGACATTGCCTCTGCCGCCGGTGCTTTACGTCAGCTTCAGGGCGACGGGATTATTAATGTCAAGGCTACTCCGAGCGGCTATGCCATTACCTTAGACGTTCCAAGGCTGTTTACCTTGTTGCCGTTGTATAAAAGGGGCGGTGGCTCTGGAAGTATTGATATAAGAACGGCATATTGTATTAATAATGCCGGGACCGGTAGCACGATTGATTGTTATTTAGACGTAGATTCATCAGAAAGCGAAACAATAACAGTAAATTGCAGGCTATTCGAGGGCGCGTCTAATTTATCTGATTGTGCACCGCGCCTTATGTCACATGACGCCATAGATGTTTTTTATGACGGCAACGATTGGCGATGTCTGTATCCGTTTATTTATACGGAGGCGTGTGACGAGTGACGCTCTACAGACAAACAGCCGGTGATGCCATTTTAAGGCGGCAGTTTACAGGGAAGTTGTGCAATACATGTTGTGTTGTGTATTCAGGCGCAAATTGTGCCTGTTTTCTGAATCCGGACCCGGGTACATGGATTGATTCGACGGTTTATCAAGTTGGCGATTGTGTTAAGCATGGCTATTATGTTTACTTTAGTGTGATTGCAGACAATCAATATAACGAGCCAGACCCAGGGTCAACAGTAAATTGGTACCCATACGGATATGCAAATATTGACCCAGACCCGCCGGCGTATGTCCTGGGAAAAACGTATTCGATTGGCGATTGTGCTTATAAGTCGGGATATAATCAGATATATCTTGGTACATGGTTTACATATTATGTTGGAGAAACCCTGTCTGAATGGAATTCATTTTCGCCTTATGGTGGTGTCGGCAAATCGCCAGCGGGCTATGTGTTGGCATTTGAGTCAAACTATAACAAGACAACCAGCCCGACGCGAAGCCAGACACTAAAGGGTAAAATTGTACTGACGCACTCAATAGGGGCAGGACTTTCGTGCGCCTATCTTGGGCGCGGAACTGCGAATTTCTACGACTCGGAGGAAGGGCCGTTTGTATTCACATTAAATGGGTCTTACAGTGTGTCTGGTGGCGGGGCGAAGGTGACAGCCCAGGCCTTCTTGACCTCGCCTGGTTTGCCCGCCGGAGACTACGGCGGATTTGATACTGGGTTTTTGTACGCGCGATTGCCTGATGTGTCTGGTGGGCGATATTGCAAGATTACCAACACAGACAGCTATGATTATACAACAGACGCAAGATACTGGGGAACTACGAGCGCAAGGCCCATCGATTGCGACTACGTACAATACAGCACGTCAATTGTATATTATTCCGGCGCATGTGTTTACCACGTTGGCAGGTTTTGGAAATGTATTGCAGCAAATGGCCCAGGCACAACGGCAGGTGTTCAGGAGCCGGATGATGGTTCGTCGTATTGGGAGGAAGCATAGTGGGGTGCTGTCTTGGAAAAATTGCTTCTGCCGCAAAGGGGTATTCTATTTTGGCTATAGAATATATTTTCAAGATGCCAATCGATAGAAGCCCACAAAGGGAAATAAGGAAAATACTTTGCAGGAAATGCGGCAAGAGCACATGGATAAGCATTTCTGAGCTAATAGAGTATCTTAAAAAACATAAACTGTTATTTATGCAGAATCTTTCTGCCCTGGAGAACATTCCGGAACTGCCGATTCGTGAGAAGGCCAATAACCATGACAGGTTCTTTTGTTCGGTCTGCAAGTGTTATATACCGGCTAAAACGGCGGTCGAAACAGAAAAATGCCCATTAGGAAAGTGGTAGGTAAAACATGGCTAATATGTACTGGAAAGGCGGGG